GATTTCACCTTCTCTTTATTATCATAACAAAATAAAATGAGAATTGAAAATAAAAAAGACTTAATCATTCTTTTGAACAATTAAATCTTACTATTCTTTATTATTTTAAAATTTCATTTACTTTTGCCTGAATTGCATCATAATCATATCCAGCTTTAATCAGTTTATTTCTACGTTCTGTTCCATTTCCCCCATTTTCCAGCTATAACCTCTTTTGCAAGTTCTGTTGTTGTTTTGGGATTAGATATTAATTTATTGACTTCTGATTGAACATCATGATAGTTATAACCTGCTTTTTCAAGTTTTTGCTTACGTTCTTGACCATTTCCCCATAGTCCAGCAATAATTTCTTTTGCAATTTCAAAAATTGATTTATGAGATTGAACTGGATTTTGGGAATAATCAATATATTTATCAAATAAGCCTTGTTTTGTCCATTTACGCTCTTTAAGTTTTCTGGTATTAGAATACCCACTTCCCTTAATAAATGTGCACTGGATACCATCTTCCCAAATAGGACTAGATTCAACACATACACCATTTCCTATATGAATTCCAATATGTCCTTCCATCCAAACTAGTGCTCCTAAAGGTAATTTATGAAAGTTTGTAGAAACCTTTGAACATTGCTTAATCATTGTATTTGCGTTGATATCTAGAACCTGATTGGAAGCATATTTCCCTTTCTCAGGATATCCCCATAAAATTCCTTTAATTAATCCTGAACAATCACAAAGTAAATAATTCCCATTATAACTATTCATAAACTTACCCCATCCATACAATGTAGGAACTTTCTCAACTTGTATAGCTTTTGTAATAAAATCTTGTACTTTCATTTTTACCATAATATTTTCCTCCTTAATTAAGATTAGTCATACATCGCATCTTATTTTTCAACTTCATTTAATTGCTGTAATGCATTTTTAAGTTTATCTGGAATAGGTAATCCCAAATGAGAAACATTTTCTAATAAAGAGATTCCTTCATTTGCTATGTAGAAATAACAAACTAAAGTTCGAAATACAGCAGTTCCTGAATTAATCATTCTGTCTAGTAAAACTGCAATAATAAGAACAACCAAAATCATGCACTTTTTTATCAAACCTCTGAATCCGATTTGTGAATTTAAAGTTTTTTGTATATAAGCCCACATCATGCCAGTTGCATAGTCAAGAACCATAAAGGCAACAAGTACAATTAAAGCTATATCCCATCCTCCAAACAAATAAGTAAAAAATGTAGCAATGACTGCTACAATGCTATTGAAAACTTTTTCCATTTTCTTCATTTTCCTCACCTTCAATTTTTATATATAAAAAGCACTCTATGAGTGCATGAGAACTAATCAAACATATCAACATTAAATACACAGTTGTATCTATATCTATACCCTTCTGGATTACCTACAGCTGTGACTGCTCGCAAATCCCCGTTTTCCATAATTTCCAGATACATTGCTGTTGCTGCTCCATTGATGGATGTACATATCCCATCGTTTAATCGTACTGTTTTTTTGATTAAATGTTTAAGTTGCTCTGGAAATTTTCCAATAATATAATAATCGGCACCGTGATGACTATTATCCTGTAGAGCTAATGTTATTTGCATAAGCCCTAAATATTTATTGTAATATACAGTTCCATTATATGTTACAAATTTTACGGTATCTGGATTGATCAGATTGTATTTTTCCCATTTAAAACTTTCACTTGTTGGTACAATATACATTTTTTATATTGCTATCTAAAAGAAAAGAATTGCTATTATAGTGGAATTATAACCATACCAGCCAATTGAACTGTTGTGCTTGTTGCAGAAGCAGCAACCATTTCACCACTGCTCATAACTCTTATATCAACAATATTATTGTATGTATAGTTATTATTTATCTGATAATCAAACTGTGAATCTATTTCAAATGGTAAGAACCCTACAGTCTTCCATTTGTTTAATGAATCGAAAGAAAAATTAACATATACAAACCTTATATATAATATTCCATTTATAATTCTATAATAAATTCCACTCGAAATTGTTATCCATTTCGTATCTTCGTATTTTTGCATTTTTAGCATATGTTTTGCTTAATAGCATTTGTGATAAGTTATTTCCAGCGTCCTATTAAAAACCAATTTGCATCAGCAGACTGACCAGTGTTTAAGCCAACTCGATTGTTAAAATAAAACTTGCATCCAGATAATTCCCGAGAAGCGGTCGACCATATGTTGGCAGGAGAATAAGTGTAAATGTTTGTAACTCCAATATAATGAATTATCGATGGCGACATTGGATATTTTACGGTTGCAGACCCTGAATAAGTGTTGTTTTCAGTTACGTTGATTTTTACAGATCCACACATAATTAATGTTCCATCTGGAAACTTTATATATGCTCCATAGTCGTTTCTTCCACTTTCAAAACTGCCTTCTGTCAATAGGGCTAACATAACTTATCACAGTGAATGCTACATGCATCCACCTCTTCTCTTTTTGGAGTTGCTACCCCCCCTAAGCGATAGCGTCCTCCTTTCTTGTAATAATGGGGGGATTTGTACCCCCCCCGAGTTTTCGGAGAGTAAATTTGAATTCTTTAAACATTGCCTTTTCCTCCTATTCTGTTGGCATAACTGGCTTTCCAGCCTCCAACCATTCCTGATAATTCCCTATTAAAATACATCCATTTCTTTCACCGCAGTAGAAACCAATACTGTTTAAGAGAACTTTTGTTCCTTTAATATTTATAACATCTTCATCTTTTCCTATTTCCAAATCATCTACAGATACATTGGATACTGGTGCAGTCTGTGATACTTTCTGTACATAAAATCCCATAAGTTTCCTCCTTTCTATGCTGTTTCACAGCTTAGAATAAGTTTATATCCATCTAATGTAAAATACCCAGCTGCGGATGTTGTTATTGTATAAATAAGTCTTTTACTATTTACTTCTATACTGACACTAGCTACATTTTGCCTTGTTCCAGCACTAATAATTACAAAAGTAGGTATCACATTCATCTCTATGCAAAAATTTATCGTTCCTTTTACTGGTGTTGATCCAGCAACGTACCCAGATTGATTAATCTCTATTTCTCTAGCGACCATTTGACACTCAATCAATGCTGTTGCATAATCTTTTCGATGTTGATACGCAATCTTTCCTTCGAATAGGTCTATATATTCCAGATTAATAGCTTTTCCTTTAAACAGATCAATACAAACAGCTCTTTTCTGTCTAGAACTTTCTAATGCAGTATAAATCCTAAATTTATCGTGGACATTTTCTTGATATCCAGTTGGCGTTGGCTTAAATGTAAAACTATAATGAACTCCATCTACCATATAGGATAATGTATAATATTTTTCATAATCTAGTTCTCCATCAAGAAATTGCCATAACTGATTGTTTTCATATTCGGTGTTATAGACCATCAATATCCCATTTTCAGGTTTTGGATAAGTGGCATAAGCGACATTTGTTACATATCCTCTTATTAAAAACCAGCCATCAAAGCATTTCTTCATTTCTCCACTATATGCAGTCTGACCTCTTTGATTAACCTGAAAACCATTATTGATTAACAATTGCTTAGATGGCTGGGGGGGAACTATATCGAGCTTTTGATATCCAGTTGGAATATCTTTTTCATCACCTTCGACATAAACAATAGAACCATGTGGCAATGTATCTCCAACTGCAACACCGTTTGTTTCTAAACTCGTTACACGTCTCACAACGCTTTCAAACTCTTCAACTGACACATTGAGGTTGATTCCTTCTCCCCCCCATGCTCCATCAGCCTTTTTAAAATAGAATAAACCATTTTCTATCTTATAATCTCCTAGATATCCATAGGCTGCTGCAACTTGTCTAAGAGCGTTCTGTATAGCTTGTGCACTGTCATTAAAAGTATTTTTTATTTCATTCATATCTTTAGCACGAATAAGAAATTCTTCATCTGCATTTGGGACTTGATAATCTTTTTTATCTTTAAATGTAATACGTGCTATTTCAGGATTCACAATCAATCACCTTCCTTGATTATTTTTTTTATTGCAATCATATCGTTTATTTGTACATCAATATCATTCAACAATGATAAAGGAACTTTATCAAATTCAATCTTTGTAACACCATCCATTAAATCAACATAATGTTCGTTTGTTATTTCTAATTTCTTTTTGCCATCTTCAACGTTTCCTTCATCTTCGATTATTTTGTTAATTTCTATTTTTAACATACTGCTTTTGTGTAGAAAATCATCTGCAACATTGGCAATATAAAATCTTTGTTTTGCTGTCTTAGAGCAATTGTAGATATTTGTTAATGCATTAGCAATATTTATAATTTCTATATTTTTAAATTCCATACATCCTCCTCAGCCGACTAAATCGGCAATTCTTTTCATAGATACTGATTGTCCTTTGCTGTTTCGAACATAGCATTGTCCAGTTATATTACATTCATTTAAATTTGTTGTCCCCCCCAGAACTCTTAAATTTTGTTCTATATTGATATATGAGGCTGCTAGTTCTGATATTGAACAATCACCAATATCTGCCATTGCAGATGTAAAAAACATACTATTTATAGAACGACAATTCATGCCTGAATATGTTAAAGAACCAGTAAATTCATCAGCACTTTGATCATTTGTTTTAAGACTCCAATTCATAAAACTATCTTGAGCATTAGGATGAATATCCAATTGGAATGTACATGGTTTTTGATCAATATTTAAGTTTTCTTTATAAGATAATCCTTTATCATCAATTATAAATTTCCCTATCAATCCCGAACTTGTTTTCAAGTTATTAATTGTAATTTGATTACCAATCAAATTTCCATAAGTATCTGCATATAATACTTTTACTCCATTGTTGTTTGTAATGGAAATTGCTCCATTCTTAACATCAAGACCATCCTTATTAATTGTCACTTTCATTGATGTTAATTCACCATCAGTTCCAATCTTTTCATTAACCATCGCAGTAATTTCGGTTGGTGTTAATTTGAATTCAGTACTTTGTAATCTTGTTTCTACTGACGAGACATCACCTTGAATCGTTGTTATTTGTTCTTCCAGCGAAACAGCTTGAAGAGATAAACTTCCTACTTCCTGTTTCATTTCAGTATAATCTTTTTGGATTGTTTCGACGTTATCTCTTACATAAGTTACATCAAATTCAAACCCACTTGGATATGTTCCAAACTCAACTTTTGGATTAGCTATAACTGCTTTTTGTGCATTTAAAGCAATCATTATTTTCAAGTTTGAAACTGAAACAATTTCTTTATCTTCAATCTTGAAATGCGCCCATATACGTTCTTCATGGTCAATTGTACTTGTTTGAAGAAGATATTGTAAACTGTACTGCCCCCCCAGATACCATCTTGTGCTATACAATTTTTTTGTACTGTCTGCATAGCCTATTTCAAACTCGGCTCCAATATAATTGCCAAGTTCTCCAACTCTTCCACCAATAACACAAATATCTACAGAAATACATATATCCTTGCCTTGCATATAATCCTTATTAATTCCTAAAATCATATCATCTTTATATTCAATATCAGTAGAAGTTATATCTTTATAAAGAAATTGATTACAATTCTCAAATATATTATGATGACCCGTTTCAAATTTATAAATAGCATTTGAGACTTTTTCGACTTGACTTTCAATACCATCAAGTGAAATTTTAAAATCATTAACAAGTTCTATACTTTCTTCACTTTGTTTAACAACACTTTCAATAACTTGTTTTTGCTTATCAACTGTTAAAATTGTTTGATAAAGCTTTTTCTTTTCCTTACTCGCTTTAGAATAATCAGTAACATTTGATTCAGGTAAAGAACAACTTATCGTTTCTTTTAAACCTGTTGTGACACTTATGACATCATTCAAAATGAGACATTTGTGTTCTTGCCCTAATCGGTCTTTGATAACGATAAGATCATAAGGTTGAAGATAACAAAAACCAAAACTTTCTAATTCAAAAGGATAGAATTCAAGACCGTTGATTTGATTAAATAAATCATCAATAAACTCTTCTCTATTCTTTTGCATCATTTGATTTTGAGAAATTCTAACTTCCGTCCTGCCATTTTCAGCAACTGATAATATATCTTCCTTATAAAAAGTATCATCTTGATAATCATCTGATAATACTAATGTATTTATAGGACCAAATTGATCACATATATTTAAACTCTTTAAATTATGCTCATCCAACACATAATCAGTTGTCCTAGGATAAACAATAGATAAGTCATCTCCATTTAATAAAATACCACCACCTGCAACACCTGCAATTTCATCTAAGATATCACGATATGTTACTTCATATTCATCAATGTATTTTTCCTCGTAAATCATTTTATCAGCATTGATAAAATCATATGTTACAAGATGATAATTTAATTTCTCACATATCTTTATCAAAAATTCTTTAACTGTCATAGGATAGACTAAATTCAAATCATATTTAATATGAGATTTATACAAGTTATCATAAGCAGTAAAACGAGTAGAATGAGTTTCAATAACTTTCTCTATACTTTCATTATCAACGATAAAAGTTCCCCATGATATATATTCAAATTTCTCATCTTCTTCTAGCTTCACTCCAAAAGAAACCACAACTTCTTTATCTTTTACATTATGAAATCCCTCTAATTCAATATCAATATATTGCATAATAGACTTAAACATATCGCCTTTGAAAGTCTTTGTGCACGAAATAACATTATGACGTTCTATCATAATATCATCATATTGTATTTGAATAGAAATCATTTTTCCATATTCATCTATCTTTTGTTTAAACATATTGTCACCTCTTTTTGATAGGTGTCAATTGAAATGAAAACGGATTATAAACCATTCTTTCAACATTCTTCAAATCAATTGTAACATCATCCAGCGAATATTCACCGCTTCTCATAACTTGATTTTCTGCATCATGCCATTCAATTTTTAATTTTGCTTTATTTGCTTGAGAAAGAAAAAGTGCCATCTCATCTGCTTGAAATGAACCTACTTCTACATTCAATTTTGGAAATAATCCTATTAAAGTTCCTTTTTTTTCACCACTCATATCTTGCCCAGTATCATCTGCCCAAACTTTGTTATAACTCACTGCATATTTAATAAGGTGTGGGACTTCCCATCCTTCAATAATTAATACTTGTTTAGCCATTAAGAACAATCCTTTCTTTTCTTTGCTTTTTGATAAACCACTGGTATAATTTTTCTCCATCTATATAAAGATTAATTGTTGATTCTTCATTATTGTTTTGACGATTCAAACTGATCATATCAGCAAGTTCTTTCATCCACTGGGTATTATTTTGTAAAGGTAAAACAGCTTCTCTACCTGCTTCTCCAATCATTGCCAAAGTTGGACGATTAACAATACCACCATGTGCTAATTTCGGAATTTGAGGAACACTAATTGTTCCAATCCAACTAAAGGGTTGAAAACCAAGTATATCTACGTTTCTAATTTGTCTCAATGCATAATTAATACCATCAAAAGGAACCTTAATGACCTTATTAATACCTCCAATAATTCCATTAATAACAGTTTTAAGACCATTTAAGATACCATCTTTAATACCATCAAATATTTTTCCACCACTTGAAAAAACATTCTTAACAGCCGTCCATGCTTCAGAAAAACGTTCTTTAAACCAGCTAACAACATTACCAAATGTACTTTTAATATTTTCCCACATCCCAGTAAAAAATGTTGATACAGAAGAAAATGCTTCCTTGACCTTATTATAAGCATTTGTAAACAATTCACCAAACCATTCTGCTACTCCAGTTAGACCTTCTTTTATTCCAGTTAATATTGATAAACCTATTTCAAAAAACTTAGACGACGCCCCATTAATTCCTAAAAACTCAAAAACCGTATCAACCATCTTTCCAAACAAATCTAAAACAACAGTTCCTAAAAATTGCAGACCTGCCATTAATCCTTCAATACATAATTGGCCAACAGATGTGAGTACAGACAACCAATCAATTCCCATAATAAATTCTATAATTGCGCCAATCCCATCACTTATCATCTGAGCAACATCTAATCCAAGCTGTACCCAATCGATAGATCCAATAAATTCAATAATATAATTAATGACATTTTGAAAAGTATCTGACAAAACTTGTCCTGCTCCACTAAAATCACCATTTAATAAACACTCTATAATTCCTTGTAATCCTTCATCAAAAATGCTTGTAATATCTGCCAAGGCTTGAGAAATGATCTCAACACCTGCTAGAATTGGTGTCCAATCAATCATGGAAACAAGTTGACCAATAAAGTTTAAAAGAGTTGTTATTATACTTAAGACATTATTAAATAGATTCCAAATATTCTGGATAATAGCTTCTCCAACACTAGCAGATTCCCAAGCAGTTTGGAAACCGCTAATGAGGACATTGACAATATCGCTTATAGCTGCTAGGATTCCTAGAATCAGATTGAACGTTTGTTCTCCAGTACCATTTTTCCATATATTAAGAAAACTTTGTCCTACCACTTGAATTAAGCTGTTGATTTGATCAAATGCTTTTGTCATTGTTTCGCTCATCACCTGACCAGCACTCGCCCAAGCTCCTTGTGCAACTCCAGCATTCACAAAAGAGTTGACCAACTGATTGGCTGAATCAACACACTTTTTAATTCCATTATTTAAAATATTTTCTATAGGTGAACTCATATCTCCAATCACATTTTTAATATTATTTATAAGCCCTATTATATCCTGATTAGCCCCCCCTAAGTAACCTAATACTGATTTTGATAATGAAACCAACACATTTTTTGTACCTATCAAAACAGCAGAAATTCCTGAAACTGTATGGGAAATACTACTGTTTATAGTTGGACCAATTGTCGTAAAAACTTTTTGAATGTTCTTTGCACATTTATCAGCCATCTTTAATAAATTTTCAAATTTAACTTTTGATTCTTTTTCTTTCACTTCTACATCTATTATCATAATTTCATTTGCCAAAGCAATCACCTCCTAAATAAAAAGTGATTCAAATTCATCTACTGCCTTCTGATCTTCAGAAGATAACTTTGTAGATAATTCCACACCTTTTTGTGCTTCCATGACTTTTCTTTTGACCTTTTGATCCTTAATATCACTTAAATCATAATTTCGTAACTCACGAATTCTAGACATCATAGACTCTTCTGTAAATCCTTGTATAAAGTGAATAAATTGATACCAATGCATATGACTCTCTTGTATATCAATATGATAATCACTCATAAAGCTTGCAACAATATATTTCCAATCCTGTTGGAAATCCATATCTCTTTTTCTTTGTTTTTGAACTTCCTGTTGTTCTCCACAACCAAGATAATGACTAGCAATACGTATAAATTCATGCATATCCTGGTCTTCTGGAATCATTCCAAAGAGTTTATAAATGATTGCATAAGTTCTTTCACTATCACCAATAGACTCATCTTCAATAATCTGTAAGCATTCTAAAGCAACATGATAATCTGTATTGAGCTGATATTGTTTGTCATGAATGAATGCATATTTTGGATATTTCATCGGAGAATGTCATCTTGATCTTGAGTATATTTTTGTTGAATTTGTTTTTTAAATAATTCTGCATTCAATTTCATTTTTTCAAAATGTGGTTCTAACTGTTCAAAAAGATCATCATACATTGTTATATAATTACGATTACCAAAAATCTTCTGACATGCATTTTCTCCTAAAAAGTTATCCATGACTTTTCTCATATCCTGAAACATCTTTACTGCTAACTTAGCTAAAGATTTTTCATTTTGGGAAAGCATTCCTTCTGTTTTTTGATCCTGTTTTTTACGAATAACTAATTCCTGTGCTTTTGCATTTTGCTGAATACGTCTAATATCCTGATAAGTTTTATCAAGTTTTAACATAAGTTCTGGATCTTCTAAATTGAAAGAAATTGTATCTCCCTGCTCATTCACTTGAATAATATATTCATTTTTATTCTTTATTCTTATTGTATTAACTGTCTCCATACTATCCCCCCTTTTATATAACAAAAAGAAGGTAACTTGTACCTTCTTGATAAATTATTATTCACTCACTTCTGGCTTTGTTGCTTCCTTAAAAATGACTTTTCCATTAGTAATTGTCACTGTTCCTTTAACTGGCTCACCACAGAAACCTGCATCATAAGAAATAGTCACTGCACCACCTGCTTCGCCACCAAATTCATTGATAGAAACAATAACTTCCTGTTTTTCTGCACAATATGAACCATCTGCTTCTTTATCATAAATATATACCATTAGCATATCTGTTTTTGCATCAGTTCCTACAGCACGTGCTTGTCTTAAACTATCAACATAATCAAAAACAGGGTCACCAGCGAAAGCAATTTGTTCACTTGCCATAGAAGGAGCATAACTATCTAATGATTTATTTGCTCCATCCTCACTAATATATAATTCATCATTCACGGTTGGATTATAAGCGACTGATGCAGAAGTAATTCCTTTACCCATACGTGCATAAGTTGCTGTATCTCCATTTGGTGTTGTATTTAAAAATGTAGCAAATTGGCTTCTTTTGACTCTTACACTATCCATTTTTCATTCTCCTTTTCATATTTAAATTGTAATTGAATTTGATATTTCATTATATCTTCAACTTGTTTAAGGTCTATAAAATATCCCGTTGTTAAAAGTTCTATTGAAAGAGGAAGAATTCCATCTCTCAATATTGGAAATATCCGAAGATTGTTGTTATCTTCAATCCATGATTGAAATAACTCATAGAATCCACTTTCTTCTATACTTATCTTTAAATCCTGACTTTTACTCAAAAGAATTGAAAAAGAGAATCTTAAGATTCTCTCGGTATTACCATCAACATAATGTTGAGAAATATTTTCTTTATGATTAGGTCCTTCTTCAAGAAACCAACTCTTGATATCATTCTCATAGGTAGTTATCAATTCGTCAAGATAGGGACATCCCATAATGTATTCTTTCATACTTTTAATAATTGCTTTATATTCCATAGTCTTTATATCCTTTCAGTAGTGATTTTTTTATTTTCAACTTCTACTGATTTTATTGAGTTTTTATACTCATCATGAGTATTAAGAAAATGATTTAATATATCTCAAAATCATCGATATTATCTGTTAGTGATAAAATTTTATATGTTATAAAATCAATATACTTTATATCAACTCCTGCTTGTTTGGTCTTTTCTTTGCCATAATATATGATCAATTCATTCTTAATTTTTTGATTATCTATATTGAGTTTATTATTTTTTTCTCTCATCACTTTGACTAATATTTTGTAATCTTCTAAATCTTTCTCTTGTTTTCTTCTGATTTGAAAGACATGTTCAACCTCAGCATTGCTTTTATAATGTCTATGAAATTCTTTCTTAAAGTGCATAAGTTGTTCTTGAGACATGTGACATCCATGTCTTTTTAAAATATCTACAATATCCATTGATATCCTCCAGATTTTTAAATTATTTTCTTATAACAATTATACTTTTGTTAAAGTTATAATGAGTTTATTGTCTTCATAAGGACAAAATCATTTCTTTTAATTCTTGAATCTCTTTTTTAAGAGAATCTATTTCAGTTTGTTGTTTTTGAATCATATGAGTATTTAAAGCTATAAACTCTTCATATCTTAAAGAATAAATTTCTTTTATACCCTTATTTAATAAGATTCTTTCATCAGAATCTTCATCATAGATTTGACAATTCGATATTTTATCTATACATAAACCTGAAAACTTTTCATTATTTAATGAAGATTCTTTTAATGCTTTTTCAACATCTTGAGAAATAAATCCTAAATGCGTTCGTTTATGATGAGTTATATCATAAACAAAAGAAACCGGTTTTAGTTTTGAAAAAAACAATTCATAATCATTTAATGGGGGGGTTATATTCTTTTTTAAATTTCTATCAGAAGTTATTGTCGCACCACTAGAACTTCCTAATTTACAAAAAGATCCTCGAATAATTGTACCATTATTATAATAGCCAACATATACATTATTATCATCACCACGAACGAGCATACCAACACTTGCTCCACTTGTTGTACGTCCACTAATAAAATTGACATTACCTAAAATCAGATTCGCATTGCACAATACGTCCGTTTTTGGCGAAAGAATAATATTCCCTGTTTCTGATAAAATATAGAATGAAGACGCAGTATGTTGTAAGTAACCACGTCTACTTCCCCCATATGCACTATAAAACCCCAACCAGTCTCCTCCACTTGCATATTGTGCTCCTAACCAAGTCGCATAAGCATGATTATGATTAGTTGGAGTATAACTCGTTGGCTTTCCAGACATATTATTCCATGTTAATAGATTTGTATCAGCACTTTTTTTCCATGGATACCAACTTCCATTATACTGACTACGATACCAAAATCCACTATTGCAATATGTATGATATGTTTGATAAATATAACCTCTTTTTATAACCGTTAATAAACCTGCCTCTGCTATTGGATAATTTAATGTGGTTGATGCGTTTGCATTTAAAGCTTGATGATAATATCCCTCCATTGTTAAACTATTGAGATTGACATTGTTTCCTAAATCATATTGATAACAAAGACTTTCACTTTTCTTAGGAACTTCTATTTCCGTATTTCCATATTTAAATTTATATGACATATTAATCTCCCCCCACTTTTTATATAAGTAGTGTCCTCAAGTACACTTTAAATAAATTTAATCCTTCATTTCATCAATTCTATCATTTTATTAACTTTTAATTTCAATTCATCAATTTCTTTTTGTTGTTCTTGAATTGTCGCAACCATAGGCGCAATAAATTCAATATAATTAAGATACCAATTCAATTTATCATCATCAGTACCATCTTCAAAATATTTTTCTTTAATACTTACATCTTCATTTTCACCACTTAAATCTTCTTTATCGACAATAACTGATGCACTCACAATTGACATGTCATTTATATCCAAATTTTGCAATGTTTTTGAAACATCTTGTGCAATAAATCCCATATGCTTTCGCTTTCCATGGCTTTCCCCCATTTTTGAGTATATAAGTACATGGTTGAAGTGATAATATAAACTCCTTAGCTTTATGCAATTCTTGGATATTCTCCTTAGCTTTTCGGTCCGACATATTATTGTAAGACGCTGCATAAACAGCCCCCCCACCAGCTGTTGTAGATTGTGTACCATTACAAAATTTCCAACCAGTTACCTTATTCCAACCTGTACGATAACCAAAATAAATATTAGCTGTTCCTGAATTAATATTAAATTCATTTGTATTTTGAGTATCCCACCAAGGTGAACTTATAGAACTCCCTGATGATATCCTATCACTACAATAAAATTGCTTATTATTGTAAACACGTACATAAGTTGAATCAGTCATATGAATTCCACCACCATACGTTTGTGAATACCATCCAGTTGTACCTGTGGAACGATACCAATTAGAAGCATAATAAGTATTAGCTGTGATTGATTGGTTTACAACAACATCATTATTTGGTAAAACCGTCTGATTGTTCGGATTCATATAAAGGATTTCTCTAGGATTGCCTCCAGTATCTAATACTCTTAACCCCTGATTGTTATTAGCTACAAAATAATAAGAATTAACTGTACTTGAAAACCACGCTTGAGAAAACTTCCAACTTGAGGTTCCAATATTACTACCACTTGTTGTCGTATTTGGAAGCAAACCATATTGAGGCGTTCTCAAATAGCCACCAGTGGCATTATCGATTCCTAAATATCCACCTTTTGAAGTCATATGAGCAATTGTATCTTTATCTGAACTTACACCTTTTTTCCAATCATACCAGATTCCATTATATTGACTACGATACCAAAATCCACTATTGCAGTATGTTTGATATGTTTGATAAATATAGCCTCTTTTGATAACTGTTAATAATCCTGCTTCTGCTGTAGGATAATTTAAACTTGTATTTGTGTTTGCATTAGATAACTGATGATAATAACCTTCTGCAGTTATATTATTAAGATTAACATTACCTCCTAGATCATATTGATAACAAAGACTCTCACTTTTCTTAGGAATTTCTATTTCTTGATTTCCATATTTAAATTTATATGACACTATAACCCCCCCACCTTTCAATGATTATAAAATTATTTTTCGAATTCATAGACCATATGTTTTAGTTCTTCTATTTCTTTCTTTTGATTCTCTAACTCTTGAATTAATTCTTGTGTTGCTAACCAGTTAAGGGAAGATATTGAATAAATATCAACACCTTCACCATTTCCAGCTATAATTTCCTTTAGTGTTTCTCTTTCAATAATAAATCCATAATGTTTTTGATCAATATCATTGTCTAATTCATCTTTAAGATTATACTCATATATCTTTGAATTCTTTACAATGTTCCATGCATTTTTATATTCAACGATATTAGATTTATATAGCTCTTTTGACCGATTAATTAAACTAGGAACAGATACTGCTTGAGCAAACCAGAATGTAGATAAGGATGTTCGAAAGTTAAAACAGCCATCCGCTGCTGTTGAATATAAACGCAACTCTCCAGTGGAAGTCTCCATATAAATATTATTATCTGCTTCATTTGTTATATAAAGAGATGGCTTTCCATTATGCCAAATCCATCCTTTACGTGTTCCTCCATATTTATTGTAAAAACCTAGCCATTCTGTTCCACTTGCATACTGAGCACCTAACCAAGTTGCATAATTATGACTATGATTTGATGGATTATAGGGGGCTAGGTTTTCAGTTAAACTATTAAAACTATGACTATGGCTGGAAGGAGTGAATGAACTTGGTTTATTTGTTATAGCATTCCATGAGTGAATATGATTATTTAATTCTTGTGTTGTTGGGACGAAAATATCGTTTCCTCTGTATCTAAATTTATAAACCATATTTTTAATATCTAAGCTACTCTTATCCACATATAAACAACCACATATGGTTGCAAATTCTGAGAATCTCCATTCCCACTATTACTTATTGATATACTATGATTATGTACACCATTAGCACTTATAGATAATGTGTGACTATGTGCTCCAGCACGATTTGTATAACTATTTAATCCATGTTCATTATCTGTTCCAATAGGTCCACCTGTGGTTTTGTAAAACGAGTTTTTATTACTATTATCTTTCCAGCGAAAATGCACTTTACTCTCTTCATGATTATGTTCTCCATTGCTAACTGCATTACCACTGTGAGTATGAGAACCTGCATTTCCGATAGTTGCACTATGGGTATGTCCCTGAAGATACTTATTTCCACCCATTTTTTGTATAGTATCAAATTCTGATTGTGATTTGTCAATACACACCACTGTCCTTCCGGGAGCAAATAACTCCCAAGTGCCACCATACCATTGTGCAGGATTTTGATTATTAACTGTGATAATCACATCCCCCTACTCTATAAAATAATTTTCCATTTGTTGTTTGAAATGACATATTACATTTTACCTAAGCTATTCTTACCCATATATAAACAGCCATGAATGGTTGTAAATTTTGAGAATCTCCACTACCAGTATTATAAACCTCTATACTGTGTGTATGATTTCCAACACTAGTAACATGATTAACATCTGCTCTAAATCCGTAGTCATTTCCCCCCCTTGCTGTTGGTAATTGTGTTCCAGCCCCCCCAAGATCAGTTAAAAATGGATATCCGCCATTTGATTTATGATTGTGAGCTCCTGCTCCAGCACAAATAACAGAGTGTTTGTGACGTTGTATATATTTACTTCCACCAGTTTTTTTCACTGTATTAAAATCACTATCATTAGTATCTACACAAACCAATGTTCTACCAGGACATAATAATTGCCAAGTTCCACCAAAGAATGCTGATGGATTATCTGAATTTGTTGAAATCATTACATCTCCAACTCTATATAATAATTGTCCATTAGGACTTTTCCAAGTCATTAACCTGACCACCTTTCCTTACCCATTTATTTTAAACGAGATAATTGCTTAGATATAAACCTCCTTTCTTTTTTATTCTTCTATAAATATTAAAATATTATCTAAATCTATAGGTGTCTCACCAACATAGAGTTTAGAACCATGTGGAACTTCAATAATACTATCTTTATGTTCAAGTACTTTTTGAATCCCAATGCGACCAGTCTTGACATCAAAATCAAAACTTTTAAATGCTGTAGAAATATGTAATATTTCATAAGCAGAGTTATACCCAAAAACATCACCTACATAAACTCTAAAATCATAACTTTTGGCTTCGTTTAAACCTGTTATTGTTTTAGATAAATCAAAACTTAAAGATTCTGCTGATGCTTCTATTTGTGTATATGATGATGCATCAACTGATTTGTATTCAATCAAGTATCGAGAAAAATTCTTTTCAATACCATTAACAATTAAACTTGTTGATAAAAGATTAGCAGTGACAAGAGCACTTGTATCTGTGTTTCTTTCTACTCCAACACCATTAATTTTTGGATGAATATAAGGTAAAACATTGACTGATATAGATTTGGTTGCTGTTCTGCCTCTTGAATCTGTAATTGTTGCAGTAATTGTCTGGTTGCCACTTGTTGTCATAATACCTGTTGTACCACTAACAGCATTGATTGTTTGTCCAGCAACACTAATTTTATAGGTTGTAATAACTGACCCATAGGAACCAGTTGCTCCTATAATGGCTAATGATAAACGACTTTTATTTTGAACATATGCACCAATAAGATTATGAACATCGCTCATATATTCTGAACATGTAACTTGACTCAAAGTTGGTACAACTGAACTAGGAACATTCATTGTATAATAGTAATATTGATCACTTCCAATTTGCGTATTTCCATAATAAGTTCTTAAAATAATTGTCATACTTCCACTGGCTGCTTTAGGAATTTCATTGCACAAACTCATTGGTGGAGTAAAACTGCTACTTGTAGAAATACCATTCCCAATACCTTGCCATGTCTTGCTACCAAATGAGTACCAAAGAGAATGGGTAAACAATCCACTACTCCTTGATATGTTCATAGAAAAAAGACTACCTATTGTACTTCCACTGGTTGAACTCAATTTTGATGGACTATAACAATAAACTGTAAATGTTGTTGACTTTGTTCCAATATGTGTTCCTCCATTATATGTATAACAAGTCACTGTACATACCTGATTCGCATTAGGACTGTTATGAATCAAGGCAGCTGGAATTGTCCAAGCATATGAAGTAGCCACTCCTGTTGCAATTGTTCCACTACTTCCTCCACAACTATATGTCAGTGTATGTGTAAAACTTGAACTCGCACGTGTTATATTTACTGTAATACTCCCATTTGGATAAGCAGTACTTGCACTCATTGAAACAGATGATGCACGCGGAATTGTTGTCAATGACATGGAACCACTACCACTAATTGTTCCAATATAAGTACTTCCCCCCCATGTAATCTCTAAACCACAACTTCCACTAAAAGAAAGAGATTTTGTTCCATCTTGATTATGGGAAATAGTTTGGGTTCCACTTAATAAGGTTTTATTCCCGCTACCACCAATGGTACCACTCCCACTATGAACAGTTCCATTAATTGTACATGACCACTTCTTTGTTGCACTAGAAGAAATAGCGCTTGGTCGATGTAAAACAAGTGAATAAGAAACTGTTGATGAGTTATTAGCAATATTTTGAGATGATTGTGTGACTGATAATGTACAATATGGACGAGATCCACTTGTACTTCCAATTGTAATACTAGCCATAATTACTGACCTCCCCCATGTTATATCAAAACCATTCGCTTTTGTTGTGAATATCGCATCACCTAACTGAAAAACAGATAAAGCTTTGATACGTTCAATTGTTAAAAGATTCTGTTCTAATTTCATAACCTCTTCATCATTAAAAAGTATAGCAAAATAACTTGGTGCCATTAATGTTTTGACATTGGCTTCTAATTCACCAACCTCAATACCTTTGGCAGTTTTCCTAATATAAGTTGTAATAGTTTGAAGATCACTACCATTTTCATTAATAATTTCTTTTAATGTTTGATATTGTTCTTCAATAGATTCAGATGTCTGAATAACTGTTGTTAATTTCTTATTGATTTCCTCAATATTTCCATTATATTTTGTTTCCATATCTTCAACTTTACTTGTAATCGTTCCATTAACAGCATCTAAATCTTGAACAATCGAATGATATTGTTCACTTAACTGATTCATTTCACTCACAATGTGATTGACTTGTGTTGCTATATCACTTTCTTTTGTTAAAGCAATAGTATCATTAGCATCTTCAACATCACATTTTAATTTAAAAACAACTATATTTGTATAATCAAAACATACACAGTCATTAGAAATCATCAGTTCATTGGTTTCATTATGGAAAGTTATACCTTCAACATTTGTCTTTAAAATATGTGTATCATCTTCTAAAGTTAAAATAGGTTCAATATTGATATAACTTAAACCTAAATCTGTAGAATAACTCCAAATATCAAAATGGCAATTCAATGTATGTGGAATTAAAGTAATATTACCAGGACTATAATTATCTTGATCTTCAACAAACGAAGTTGCTGACGCCTCAATAGAACAAATTTCGCCATTGACTTTTGTGTCCTTTAAAACACTATAATTCATAGTTAAACTTGCAGTTGCATGCAATTCAACTTGATCAACTGTTAATACGGATGCATAAGCTTTGTATTCAACACTTTCTTCAAGATTTTGAGATATTGTTAAGAGTGACCCTTCAGCAATTTCATGTTCAAGTAAATCAACATATTCTTGATCAGTACGTCCTTTTCTTTTCCATGTAATTATTGCTTCACTCATGACATCTTGCAATGTATCTTTAACAATTGCAGTCAGTTTTAATGGCTGAACTGTATAATCTGGATAATAGTGATGAGGTTGTTCATCAAAAGTCTGCTGATTGACAAAGTTACTAGTGATAGAAACTGATATATTGTTTTTAATGGTATTCACTTCTTTTTTCAATTCTTTCATGGCTTCAATCGTTAGACCATTTTCTCTATCATAACTAAAGACAGGATGTGTAATTTGGCCATCTGAATCTCTTTCACCAATTAAAATCGTACCTGTTTCTAAATTCAGTTCAAATTCATCACCATTTAATTGACCTGTATTAATTGCATTTGCACTAAAATTTCCATCTAAATCAAAAGCAAAGTTTTCAAAAGTCTTTCCACCATCTTGACTATAACCAAAACCACCCATAGACATTTTCCATAGATGCGTATCATCTCTTAAAGTCGGTGTATTCATAATTGTCCATCCATTTGGATAACCATTATCATCTACATCAATAACATAATATCCACCATCATGTCCTAAAATCTTTTCAGTTGTTTGTTTATAAGATTCAATCAAAGTATTATAAAATTTCTTTAATTTGATTTCCGTAGGACTTTTAGACATGACGACTTCTTTCTCATTTTGACCATTGCTTTCTATAGTACTGCTCATACCACCATCAAAAGAAAGCGTATGCTCCATAATCAGAATTTGTGACATATCCTTGGTACTTTCCTGAACATGAAGAATATCACAGACTTCAAGGCTAGGATCTCCACGCCATTTTAATGTGGCTGGTGTATATGTAAAACCATTGATTTTTTCAAACAGAGATTCTAATCTTTCCTGAGTCATATATGGATTAGCAAATGTAATTCCATAGCCACTTCCAACACTCATCACATTCTCTTCATCACCACTTGTCAATGAAGAAATAGTCAAAGCTGAGTTTGTCTTTTTAAATCCCAATTGATATTGTGATTCTAATGGAATAACATATTGTCCACTTTCATACCAATAAAATTCTAGCTCAGAAAAACGATTCATTCTTGCATTCATTCCCATTAAAGAAGCCATATATCCAAGCATTTCTTTACATGTAACATCCATTGGATTCTCTATCATAATTTCTTCGAAAACCTGTTGTTTAAGAGTTAAACCACATTGATTTGTTATATCTAAAACAACAGTTTCAAGCATTGCTGGATACTCAATACGTGGCTTATATTCATCATTTAATAAAGAAATACCATCATATCCTTCAAGACTCACTTCATATTCATTATTTCTTGTTATTTCACTTATAAAAAAAGAACCCATCGGAACCCATTCAATATCAGAAGCGAGTTGAATCCCAATAAAAGCTTCAAGACTTCCTCCTTCAAAAGGAATATTTCCAGGATCAAACATATCAATTTTAATACTATTTGAACATATTCCTCCAATTGTTAATGTATCCAATCCATTACTCACTTCATGAATCGTAACATTCTTTAAATAATGGCCGTCAATTTCTTGACGACCATTAAATATTACCTTCATTTTCATCTCTCGATGATCACTTAAAATCTTATCTTTATATGCTTGTGTTGTTGTAATCATAAACTCACCTACTTCTCAATAAAATCAATAGACATGCCTTGCCATATCCACTGATTCATTGTTTTATCAAACATATACACTGGAACACTTCTATCGCTGACATAGACAGTCATCGTATGACGTCTACCAAGTTTAGGATCTGGATATTCCAATGCAAAAAACATTGGAGAAATCGCTTCTAATAATGAAGACATTTCTGTATCTCTCATTGGTGGAAATGAAACAGAAACCTTTCTTTTTATAGTAATACGATCTCTAAACATATCACCCAATTGATTACGACCTGTTCCTTCACTTGAATCCAAGTCTGACTCTTCCCACTGCAATGCAACAGGATTTTGAATAGCTTGACCATTAATTTTTAAAATATCCATAATTACCCTCCTAAATCATTAATGGTGTTGTTCCAGTACGTTTAACAACACCATTATGATATTTAATCACTTGTTTTCCGACAACTTCTCCATCCATGACAAATGTCGCATGAATGTTCATATTTCCATTACCACCATTACCTTGCATTGCACTTCTGACAGCATTATAAACCCCACTACTAATTCCGGTAACAATCTGATCATTATTTGCAACAGCAGTTTTACCATTAATCCGACCAACTAACTCTGGTCCTGCTTCTCTAGCTACGAATAATTGCCCTGTTTCTGGGAAACCACCTGTTGCATATGTACTAATAGAAATTGTTTCTCCTGATGATAATTTAAAACCTTTTGTACTTGATCTGAAACCTACTGATACTGTCGTTCCTTTCAAATTATTCACTTTTTGTTGGATATTATCTAGATTTTTCATTGCCGCTTCATTGTTAATATCTATTTTTGGCGTTTTTCCCTTGTCATCTAATTCTGAGGAGATTGAACTCAAATATTTTTGACCTTCTGCTGAACCTTTTTCTTGGGCTAATTTCAGACTACTAGCATATTGTTGCGCTTTTTTGCTATTAACATCAATATTGTATTTTGTGAGATAAGCTGATAATGATGAATATTGTCTAAGCATAATAGCACCTTCACTCTCATTATTGCTAACCATTAAGTTATATTGTTTACTCAGTTCTGTTCTTTCTTTTTCTGTCATTTTTTCATAAGCAGCACCCATGCTATTAACCATTTCACCATATGTCTGCGCCGAATTCACAGCTTTTTCTGCCATCATCTTAATAACAACATCTCTTGATTCTTGAGCGTTTGATTTTTCTTTGTCAGTCATCTGTTTAAATTTATCACCATGACCAGCTATAACTTCATTATAATCATTTAACTTTTGTGATAAAGTTCCCCCAAGTCGCTGTTACTTCATTTCCTTTTCCTAATTGCTCATCATATTTTCCTGTGAGGGTAACATATGCTCCTACAAGTTTATCAATGCCTATCTTAGATTCTTTTGATAATGACATATATTGTATTTCCAAAGCTGATTGTTTATCCAGAGCAAATTGGTTTTCTACCATTGCAGAACTTGAATTTCTATATGCTTCAGAACATTCATCCATAGTTGTTTTCAAATCACTATTCCATATAGATGCTTGTGCATACGCATCACTATAGCTCATTCCTTTGTCAATATACTCTTGAACTTTTTCATTAAATAATTGTTGAACCTCTGCTAAATTTTGCTGAGATTCTGTCATATTTGACATAATTGCCCCATTGTTTAACAAAGCTTCTCCATATGCTTCTTCATTCGCTGTAATCATCGCTCTTAGCTGCATAGCTTCAACATTTCTTAATAATTCTTCCGTATTTCCTATCCAAGCTAATTTCCCATTTTCGATTTGTACAACAGTTTCCCCACAATAAGAATTTAATTCATCTACTTTTCCCTGTGCATTCGCAATTTCTTCAACATTTCCTTTTCCTAAATCAATCAACTCACTAACATATGACTTGATAACTTCATATTTTCCAAGTTGTGAATTCATTGAATCATTACTACTCTCATTTAATTGTTTTTGTGCATCTCTAAGACTTATTGATTCTTCACTTAATTCTTTACTTTTTTCAGTCAATTTCTGTAAATTTTCATCTTGTTTACCAAAAGCATCATTCAATGCCATAGTCGCTCCAGTTAAAAGTCCCAATCCTCCAATAAGAGCCACCATAGGATTAGACGCTAAAAATGTAAGCGCAGATGAGAATAGTCCAGTAGCAGATGTGGCTATAGATGCCCCCCCCATTTCTGTTTCCTTAAAAAATTTAGAAATATAATCTTTTGTTTCACCAATTCTTTCTCCGAATTTTTCAACTCCTTTTAAACCATTCTCTAACTTAGCAATATTATTTATTGCACCCATAACATTATCAAAAGCTTTAAAAAACGTAAATATATTATTAGAGTCTAATTGTGATGTTGTATTCGATAAAGTTTTAAATGATTCATTTAATCCAATTAATTCTTCACTAAGTCTAGTAATTGATCGTACTGACAAGTCTAAATTCTTTAATGTTTCTGAAATTCTATCTAAAGTTAATACTATTTCATTTTCCATATAAACACCTCCTTATGTTTATTTGTTGTTATTTTTATTTAATGCGATTTAATATAAGTATAAATGAAAGTGAGGATTTAAATATGATTGATAAAGATTTAACTACTGAGGAATTTATTCATCTTATTGGATTAGAAACATTAGATGATAATGAATTAAATATGATAAAAAGTTTATTATTCTCTATCAATATAAGCACAAGAAAAAAGCATTTTTCAAAAGCCACTTATGAAGCACAATACGCTTCTATTGCTATGTAAAACCAAAATTATCTATTTTTAAAGCATATGTTAAATCTTGAAGAACAAAATAAGCAAATTATTGATTTACTTACACAAATTGTTAGGCAAAACCATTCGGTTTTAAAGGAAGATAATGATAATAATTCACAAAACATTACTGATATTACTTTAAATGAAATCAAAAAACTTGAAGAACTTATTAATCTAGGTATATTATCACAAGAAGAATTTGAGAAGAAAAAGAAAGAGTTATTAAGTTTATAAAAATAAATATATACCATCCTATCTATGAAAAGACAACAAAAAAGCACCATTTATAGTGGTGTTTTTTATAAATATACATTATATCAATAATAACTTTACATCTTTTATTTAAAACCAAAATAATATATTAAAATTCTCGTATTTCTAACATTATTAATATATTTAATAACTTATCTACTCTGGCATGACTAAATCTTTAACACTGATTCCAATCCTTTTCATCTCTTTTTCAAATTCTTGTTTAATATATACTGCTTGGCTTGAATATAAAACTTCGCTCTTTTCATCTAAGCCTTTACTTTCACTAATTGTATTTTCATTAAAATCATATTTTAAAAATGTTGTTGCAGCCTTAACTGTTGCAGTATTTTCTCCCCAATAATATGAATATATTATCTTTGTAGATTTTTCATACTCTTGAATATAACTCTTATCTATAATATCCAAAGAAATATTAACATTTTTTCCATCTTCTTGTTTTGTTCTTGTCCATGTTGATGAGATTGTATTTTGCCCCTTTTTATCAATAGCAAATCCCGTTAACTCATACCCTGCTTTATCCAATTTTTGTCTAGCAGGATATTTTTCATCTAATTCTACTTTCTTTATTTCTTTTTTGTGATTGACCAATAAAGTATTTAATTCATATGACATATTGTTCATATTTGTATCATATTTTTTTAATATAGAAACAAGATTGATCAATGTTGGATTAGAATCATCTTTAATCTCGTTAGAATATATTAATTCACCATCTTTATCAATAAATTTAAGCCTATCCCATTCTTCGCCATCTATAGGTGTAATAATAAATTGACATTCATCTTTCACTAAAGCTACAGTACCTAATTTATCATCATACTGTAGTTGATATCCATCATCTTGCATTGCTTGAAAAGCATTCTTACTATTGGAAGTCATTTCAACTGACGTGACTAACTCTTTTTCTCCATCAGTAATTTTTGATTCAGAACCACATCCAATTAAAGTAATAAGTATTATCAATCCTAATAATAATTTCCCAAACTTTTTCATTTATCACACAAGCATAGCATTATTTTCTATGCAATCTCCTTTCTTGTTTAATTATACCATAATTAAGCTTTACTATAAAAGAGATTTATAAATTAAAATAGCTATAGTAATTTGGATTTATACACTATTTTAACTTCATTACAATGAATTGAATAAATAAAATAAAGACTTATTATATTTATAATGAAAACACTACAATTGTAGTATTTTACACTATTCATAACAATTGACAAGCATATTCATCCAACTTTCGCTTTAGCTTGTTGCCTAGATTTTCGACAGAATACATTATATAGTGACGTTGAAATAGCATCATAAATATACATACCTTGTAGCCACATATGTGAGTTATGTCGATCTTCTTTTATTTCATAGACTTGTCTATAGCATTTAGCCAGTTCTACATCTTGGAAATAGAATTCATCATTAGTCATACCAATGAATAAATAAAAGGGAAGAACTTCTTTAAATATTAAAGTAAACGACTTTTTATCTGTTTCTGCTTCAAGTGTCATTTTTGCTTTTCTATCTACTGCAGCCTTATCTACTTTTTTCTTAACATCATTGAGATTTTTATCAGTTGGTTCATTAACATCAACCTGTGCTGTTGGATCAGCAGCCGCTGCTCGGGCTTCTATATCAGCCATAATTTCTTTTGTTTCATCTGTAATCTCTCCATTATTAGCTTCTAAACTTGCTGCAAGTTTATTACATAATTCAATACCACTTGCATCACCTTTTTCAGCAAATAATTTCACATTTTCAGATAATTTTGATTTGTCATTTTCATTCATCTTAGATAAAGCAGTTAGTTTCATTAATTTCAATGTATCTAACCCTTTGGCTTGAGCATTTTTAATATCCTCACTATTCATTTGCCACTGATTAAAACTTGTCTTTAACTGTTCCTTTTCAGTATCGTTTAACTGAACACCTTTTTCCTCTAATTGACTTATCATCTGATCATATGATAATCCCTGTGATAATGCTTTATTAACCATTTCTGCTTGGATTAAAGCCGATGTTGCCTGTACAGTGGCTAATTCATCACCTTGCGCTGTTGTAACTCTACTCTTACAATCTTCTGAAGCTGCTGCTAAACTATCCCATGTACTCGTTCCATTCTCATCAAGTTTTGTATATTCCTCAGCTTGTAATAAAGCAGAAGCAGTAACACTTCCATCTAATGCTCCAACTGCCTGATTATATAATTCAGCTCCCTTGGCATTTGCTTCATATGCACCCTTTGCTTTATCTAATTTTTCTGAGTATTGACCTAGCTTTTCATTTGATGCCTCTATCTGTTCACGATAATGTGTTAAACTTTCAGTTTCTTCTGGACTTAACCTTGCTTCTCTTGACTTCGCCATCAATTCATTATACTTAGCTTGATACTCTTGTTGTTTCTCAAGTTCAGTGTTGTAATTATTTTGAGCTAAAGTTAATTCACTTCGTAATTTAGTTTCATTTTTTAAACTCTCAACATATCCATCATAATATGCTTCTACTTTTGCCTTACGTTCTAATTGTTTAATGTTCTCATCTATTGCCTCAGCATTTTCTAACCATGTTAATTTTCCATCCTCAGTTAATTTAACTGTACCAGGCATTGCAGAATTAATTTGATCAACATAATATTGTGCTTGTTCAAAGTTCTTCACATAGCCATTTTCATCTGCTAGTCCTCTTAAATTTGATACAAATCCTTTCAATACTTCTGACTCTACCTGTGCTTCATTAAATAGTCTCGTTTGCTTTTCAGCTTCACTTTCACCATCACCAAATAGAGCTAATGCTCCAACCACTAATCCTAAACCTGCAATAACTGCTGTTACTGGAACTGGAATTGCTAATAATGTGGTAGATAAACCACCTACAGTAGCAACAAATTCACTCCAACCTACTCCAATTCCGACTATCCCTGATGCTATATCTGTAATATCTGCTATACCTCCAATAACATCTGAAAAATTCACCTAATTTATACTTTCCAAATTATTAACAAGTATTAAATAAGTTTCATTTAACGATTTCATTTGATTATTTATTGACGACAATGAATCTACTATTTTGTCAATATTATCTAAAGAACTAGATAACTTATTTATATTTTCATCCATAGAAACATCTCCTTGTTTTATATAGATTGATTTTATAATATGTTTCTTATATAATATTATTAATATATGTGAAAGGAAAAAATAAACAACAAATAAGATACACTTTTAAATGGAGAATAAATATGAAACCAAAATTAACTAAAGAAAGAGTATTTTACTCAAAACGAAACTGCAATAAAAGAATTATTAAAGTATTTTGAATTAGAGAATCTTACTGATGAAGAAAAATGTTTACTTATCACTCCTTTAATAGATTCAACCTTAAAATCGTATTTTACCCCCTCCTCTGTTAAAAATGCCAATAGATACTCCTTCTAATATTGAACAACATTATCATGGTAGAATTTTATTGATTTTATTAAAATATGTTCTAGAAACAAATGATAAATTAAATTATTTAAAAAAAATCAGTGATCAAAATGAACAACTCATTCAACAAAACCAAGAAATTATTACTTTGCTCAAGAGTCTCAATGAAACATAACCATTAAGACTATATCATTCATAAGAAAAAACAATGCAATAAAAAAACAAACATTGAACGAATAAAAAACAAATAATTCTCATGGCTATAATAATTTGATTTAATGAAAGCGAGTGAAAAAAATATGTTTAATAAAAATAAGCAAGAAACTATTGAACCTATCATAGAACTTGGATTAGAAAAATTAGATGAAAACAGCTTAGATATTATCAATAAAATGTTGCAATCACATTATTTGACATGCTGGAAATTCAAACCATCTGCAGGTGCAAGTTCTAATCCAGAGGCCACTACTGCTACCACTGCAATTTATAATCAAAATTATATAATCTTGAAACAACTTCTTAATTTGCAAGAACAAAACCAGCAAATCATTCAACAAAATCAACAAATTATTGAATTATTAACTGAGATAAAAAACAAGTAAGAAAACACCACAGATTGTGGTGTTTTACTCATTGATAACAATTAACCAAAGTACTCATCCAGACTTTCGCTTTAGCCTGTTCCTCTGCAACTGTTAATTGTTGATCTTCTTCTTTTTGTTCATTCGTCATTGGATATGGCTTTGATGGATATGACGATGCTTGTTGCCCAGATTTTCGACAAAATACATTATATAGTGACGTTGAAATAGCATCATAAATATACATACCTTGTAACCACATATGTGAGTTATGTCGATCTTCTTTTATTTCATAGGCTTGTCTATAGAATTTAGCCAGTTCTACATCTTGGAGATAGAATTCATCATAAGTCATACCAATGGATAAATAAAAGGGAAGAACTTCTTTAAATATTTCTGTATATGTTTTGTTGGAAAGAGAATCCTCAGTGTCTAAAAACTCGCCTTCCAACTTATTGCGTTTTTTGAGTTATCCTCTTCAAATAATGTATTTAATGTATCTGTTGCCATTTCTGATAACTTATTATACATATCATTTTTGTTTGTGAATAAGTGGAAGATATTATCAACTTCCGCTTTTTTAATGCGTTTATGATGTGCATAGAATGCATATTCAAAAAGCTTTGGTAAAATAGTCACAGGCTTTTTATTCATATCTGCTAATACGATACCATCAGCCTCCATTTTTTCTAATGTTTTTCTTGTGTATTCTAATGTGTAATCCACATCATTGTATGTAAATTGAATTGTTTTAGACATTGATTCATTCCTCCTATAAATTATTCAGCAGGTGCTACTGTTGATTTTGCTTGCCAAGTTGGTGCATTTGTTGGTGTAATATATAAGTTTGTTTCCAAAACAGCGTTAACTGCCATTGCTGGTAATCCCATAGCACTTGGTTGTCCTGTAAAATAAACTGATTTTTCTAAACCAGGATGTTTGATTTCAAACCAAACTGATTTTCCTTCTTCTTTAGCTGCTTTATAAGCATCTACTAATGCATTCCAAGCTGTTTCTAAATCTGTAGTAAAGTTTGCTAAAAAAGCTAATGCTCCTCCTAAATCTTTTAAACCTTCAACATATGTCTTGAATTCTGTTTGACTCAAATCAGTTGTTTCTAATGTTTCTGGAGATGGGTTCATCTCAGGAACACTTTTGATATTAGGAATTTGAATATATCCCATAGTTGGTCTTGTTCCAGCAGTTGCTTCAACTGCATAGTTCACTGTGACTCCAGCTGTACTCATAGCAATATTTGACATAATAATTTCCTCCTTATAATGCAGTTTGATACTGCATCAATCTTTTTAACTTTGTTTCTTTATCTTGTGTATCTAATCCACAGTATGTCCTTATATACCAAGTTGTCGCATAGCATCATCAACACTTACCATAATTGCTTTGATTTCATCCATACCAGTTTGAGATTGAATTTCAATCTCATATTGCTCAACATTATTTGTTCCCAAATCATCGAATGAACGACTATCTTGCAAAACATAATTATCTGTTTGAATTAATGAAATCACTGGATATGTTGAATCATAAAATCTTAATTTCTGATCTGTTGTTTGAATAGTTTCAAACTTATCTTTTAATGCACTGCTGACAAGTGTATAAACTTGTTTCTCATGATCTATCATTGATTAGACACCTCCTTATATTCAATTGTTTTTAACATCTTTCTCTTTATGAGATGAATATTATAACCTAAGTTATCTTGTTTGATGTTTTCTTTATGAATCTGCTTGGCCAATTCGATTCTTATCAAGAAAGGTATCTCTCTGCCTTTTCTTGACAATATCATCTTAACACCCTTCTATTGGTTATAACTAGGTTCAAGATAAGTTCAAAAAGTATTCATTATTTAAATTTCACTTAAGAATTTACGATTAATTTCATCAATAGAAGGTAATGGACTTGTTATATATTGTGAAAGAGATAAACATATTTCAGGTAATTCTCTTTTATATGTACTTGTACTTATATAATATTTATCATTTAGAGTATCTATCATCTCTTTATATGTTAAAGTCGTAATATAAGTTTCTAAGATCTGTCTTTGTCTCGTTGGTAACAATAGTGTCTTGATCATAAAATTGTTAATAATATCACTTAATAATTGAATCTTTTTAGATAATAATTCTCTTTTAAAAGTATAATCATTCATTCGTGTGATCTGTGACAATGATGTTCCTTTTGTTTCTTCAAACGATGGTGAATGAGGTGCTGGTTCCTCATTAAATTCCTCTAATAAATATTCTCTTTCACGACTCAGTTCTCTCATACCTTTTAAATAAAGTTTCATGTTGTTAATTGTTTTTAATTGTTCCTCTGAATATCTCATATGCTCTCTCCTCTTTTCTAAGTTTTGGTAAATATTACCAATTGTAAGTTTATATTACTCTAAGATTTGTAGAATTTCAATACGATTTCTAAGAAACTTAGAGTTTTGATTGTTTTTTTAATATTAAAGGTATATAATCGGTTTTAAAGAGGTGATTGCTATGTCAGTCCTTGGAGACAATATCAAAAAAAATGCGCGAGGAGCAACACTTAACTCAAGATGAGCTAGGTGAATTATTAGAGATTAGTGGCAAAACAATTTCTTCATGGGAGAAGGAAAGAAGTGAACCAAAGATTGAAATGATTGAAAAATTATCACATATTTTTCATTGTACAAGTTCTCAACTCTTAGGTGAAAATCATGATGATTTCTTTACATCACCAGAAGAAGCCTTGCAATTTATATTAAAACAAGATATGTTTGCTAAATTTGGCGGTTATGATTTAGATACAATGAGTCAAGATGAAATTATTGATATGGCAAATGATATTGCTCAATTTATTAAAATGATTGCAAAGAGGCATAAATAAAATGACTATTGAAGATTTTGTAACTCATGAAATCAGTGAGTATCAAACAGATAATGTTAGAGAGATTATTGACTATCATGATATTTCTATAGAATACAATGACCAACTCAACAAAGCATGTGACTCTTCTATATTCCTCTTTCATCAAACTGCCTATATTACTATAAAATCAGACTTAAATCCTTTATATGAAAATTTTCTTTTAGCTCATGAACTTGGACATTATCTTATGCATTATGATGAAAATATTTCTTTTCAGTTTTTATTAAAAACAAGAAAAATTCATTAG